TTAAGCCTAATGCTTGACTAGCACCTTTAGCTACTGTGGCAATATCCATAACTTGTTGCTTGCCCATACCGCTGGTAGTTACTTTTGTAACAGCTTCAGCTGCTTCTCTAAAACTTACCATGCCATCAGTAGCTGCAACAAATTCTTTTGTCATGCCTACTAAACTGGTTCCTGCTTGTGCACCAAGTTGCTGCATACCACGAATCATTATTTCAGTTTGCATAGCATTTTGTAGTGCACCAAACGCAGCAGTTACAGCATAAATATTAGCAGCATATTCAGCATAGAGTCTAACTAGTCCACCTAAACCTTGAGCTTCAGCAGCAAAATCTCGTGCACTAGCTCCACGGCGACGACCAACGCCACCTGCAGTAGTATAGTCATCTAGCTCCGTATTAGCTGCTGGAGCTACAGTAGCACGGCGCATAGCTTGATCTCCAGATTTAGTCCCGGTACCTACTCCGCTAGCAGTATTTTTTAGCTTTTCAAATTCTTGATTAGCTGCTCTAGCTTTTCTACTTAATCTATCTAGCGTGCCATTATCACTAGCATTGATATTAAAATCTATTTGTCTGCCTGCCATATCTGCTCCAAGTATTTTTTACTGGATCGATTATTATAAAATTAAACCAATTATACCATATAGGTAGTAAAATGTCAATCAAAAAATTTTTTGAGTAATAAAAAAGTCTGCAAAAAGATTTTACTTTTTTGCAGACCTCTTATCCCTTTCTATATTAATGATATCAGTTCTTATTATGTCTACAATTTTTATTAGTTGTAGCACAAGACCGTATTCATCTTCTTCTAGTTGATTAAACTTTAGTACTTCTTGTAAGCCTATTAAACTTTTTCCTAAATATAATCCAGCAAATCCTTCCCATTGATCTTGCAGCATATTGTAGACATTTAGCGTCTGCTGTACTTGTAGTGGTAAATCTTCTATTTCAATAGGTATTTCATTATCAATTGGTATAGTACCCAACTGTTCACACATGTCAAAGTACTTATCTTTGTTCATGCCTGCTTGTCTATTTTGAAAATAGTTTTTAAGTTGCTGCTCTACTTCAAGGATTTGTTCTTGGAAAAGTTTCCCAGGTCACTTACCTGCTCACTAATAAAGCTATCAAAATTAGTACTATTTTTCATTAAATAGAGTGCGTTTTCAGCAGTATAGTTTAACTCATCTTCTGGATCAAGCGTACTTACATCTACTGGTGCTAATTGTTCTAAGTATTTAATCTTTAATCCACGCCATCCTTTAATGGCATTTTCTACGTAGAGTTCTAAGAATAATTCATCATTTAATTCTTCTTGTGGCTGACGATTTTTGAAAATTGTTTTAGTAGCCTTTTTACGAACACTAATAAGAGTTTCTCTGGCTAGAAATGCTACTTGAATAAAAAATCCAGGCATACCAGGAAATTCTATTTCAACAGCTTTTGAAGGAACTAATAAATTTTTTAAGCTAATATCTGACATTATTATTTGGTCTATAAAAATACGGCTAGCTGCGCTAGCCGTATAAGTTTAAAATTAAACAAAATATTTAATCGTTATCTCGTTATCTTTTAAGATATCAAATATCTTGTTAGCTGAATCACTACCTTGTGCTGTAAAGTTGATAGCACTAGTAATTACGCTTTCTGCATTAATTGTTGGAATAGTTAATACAACAGCTGGCATAGCTAGTTCTACTCTAGTATCATTAGTTCTACCACCAATTTCTATTTGCAGTGCAAACTCTGGATCACTATCAGTATTAACTTTATCTACTAGATCACTAAATAGATTAGCTGTAAAGTTATTTGCTGCAGTCAGTTCTGCATAATTTGGGCCAGCCGTACCAAGAGCACCACTACCACTACGTAAATATGCTGTTAAACTACCAGTAACATTTCTACTACCCGTAAAATAAGTAACAGCCTGATTAACTGCACCCATATATGCAGGTGTTAAGTATGTAATATTATTTTGCAGTGTAATATTGCCAGCAGTTATTGGAATAGTATAATGTTTAGGACTTGGCATTGTTGCATTGCTTATAAATGAACGGGTAGCAGCTGTACTAACCTCACCAATATGTTCTGATAGTGTAACTGTGCTTAGTTTATTAGCAATAAACGGTGCACCTTCAGTAATTTTCTTGCTAAAAAATCCGCTTATAGTATTTTGTCCAGGTGGTACACCACCAATTGGTGTACCAAATGTACCTGTAGTAAAATCCATTGTAGGGCTTATACATCTGCGAACTGCTCTAGCTTGCCCACTCCACTGAATAGTAGCAATTTGATCAATACCAAAATCAATACTAGCCTGTGTTAATGAGCAATCATCTAGCAAGAATGTATTTTGGTCAAATACAACAATCATGCCAAAACGTTGTAACTGATGACTATTACTCTTAATAAGTTCTACTGTTGCAGGATTACCTCTTACATATGGATCTGCTTCTTTAAATGCACCGTCTGTTTGACCAACACCATTAGTAAAACTTGTAGCAACTGTATAAGGTTGATCTGGGCTAAACATTGCGTTCCACAAGTGTCTTTCTTCGCAACTTATTTTTTGGCCAGCAGTGACAGGAGTAGCACCACCTACGGCATCAATTGAAATAGTAATAGTTTCTCCCGTTTCAGGAGCAAAGTCAGGATCAAAAACATCAACTGTAAGTGTTGCACCAGCACTGTATCCTTCACCACCATCAACAATTCTAAATCCTAGTAATTTCTCAAAGGTAGGATTAGGAGCAGTAGTACCTGGCAAAAATTGAGCAGTACCAAATATTGGTGCTAAAATTAGTGGCTTAGCACCTGTAACATTTGGTAGTGCTACTTCAACAGTAGTTCTTGGACCGTAATTAGTAGAGATAGCTTGACCGGCAGCAGTACCATTATGAAGATTATAAGCATCTTGTAAAGTAGAACCCCATGTGTCTGGAATACCTCCTGTTTTACCAGTATCCCAACCACGAAAATTTGTAGCTGCTCCAACTCCTAAATTAGTACTTGCACTAATCTTTGCAACTACACCACCAATTGAACCAACCTTAGCTGGACGCAGATAAGTGCTAAAATTAAAGTCTACTGGATTAAGAGCCGTGTTAAATTGACGCTGTCCACGAATAGGTTTTGTGCCTGCTTCATTAACAGCAATTGTTTCTACTGCTGTGGTTTGATTAAAACTTAGGTCATCTAGAACTTGTATTTCAAATGTTGTTTGTGTACCACCTATGTTATGACCACCAAACCTAATTTTTCCACGGTCGGGATCTGTTAGTTCAACATGGGTAGTAAAGAATACTTTACTATTACGTAATAAATTAACTGACATATTCTATCCTTTTCTAGAAAGAAATATTTTCTAGCTATTACAAGATATTTATCCGCGCTAGCTTACAAAATATTGTTAATTCATAATTTGATAACGAACCTGTAAATAGATTTCACCAACTGCATAAGGAGTTAATAACCCTTCATCTGTAGTTATTGAGTCTATTAAAATTTCTGTGGTTTCATGGTTGGTTTTTGTATCATATACTAATCTACGATTTAAGTCTATGCACATTTCTAAGTCACTAAGCAAGTCTTCTAATTGCTCCTGTGCTAATTCTTCGTCTTTGCAATATACTTTTACGCAAACTCTTAAGAAACCCCACTTAAAATCTCCAGGCAGATACTCTCTAGTTTCACTACTAGGTGATAAATAAACAGCCGGGAAATCATTTACTTCATCCCAAAACTTTAATTTAGCAAAACTTTGACGCTGTAAATTAGTTGTATAAGGTGAATTACCATCTATAGTTTTAAATGTTTCTGCAAGTGCCTGTAATATTTGTGTTCGCTTGCTCATGTGTTAATACTTCTTAGATTAGTAATCATTAATTCAGCTGCTATTTGTCTAATTGACCGAGAAATTAACAGTTTAGGATCTCTGCTGGTTGGGCGCGCTTGCTGGCCACCTCTACTAAAAGTTGCATAGGGATTACGCATATAGCTGTAGAATACACTTATCATACCACGACGACTTTGACTAACACGCTGTGCTTGAACACTCTCAGCAAATCTGCCACTGCGTAGGTTAAGTATGTCTCGTCTGCCTCCACTTCCCATGTTTTGTTTGACGGTTTCTACTAATTTTTGGTTGAGTAGGTTTTGTAGTTTTATAGCGCTGTCTTCAAGAATAGGAGTATCTGGACGACTAACTGTTTTCCCTTTAGTTTTACTAGTTGGTATAACTATTTTTATTGGTCCGCGCTGATTAAAACTAACAGGTTTTTTACTTGTGGTAAATTTAACCTTTTGTTGTCCACTGGTTCTAATATTACTTTTACCAGTTTGTAGCATTTCTGCTATTATGTTAGTCATGTCTTCGGTTATACTACTAGAAAAACCCATCTCTAGTAATATATTTAATATCCGGGTACCTGCTGCACCTTCTATATAACTACCAAATAGTACCTGATTTTCTACACGCTCTTGTATAATTACTATAAGAGCTCCTGTTTGAGCTACAAAATCTTTTACTTGTTTAGTTAAGGTTAGCTCTACGTCTACACCATATGTTGAGCTTCTATATAAATCATTTTGTACGGCTTTGATTTTAGTTTGTACATCTTGAAGAGCTTGAACATTAGGTCCGCCCTCACTAATTTTTGTATTTAACGTTTCTAATACTTTTCTTATTCTTTCTGCTTGAGGGCTTGTAGATAAGATTATTTCTTGTACGTTTCCATTAGCGTCTGTATATTGATATGGAGTATTAGATAATAGGTGTCCAATATCAAAGCCTATACCTTTTGCTTTACTACCGTCTTTACCTTTTTTGAAATTTATAGCTGCTTCTTGTATTTTTATAGCTTTTTGTCTTTCTTTTGGGTCTGTAATTTCATTACCCGGTCCGGCAAGATACTTGTCAAAATCTATATACCGGCTCATTGAAGGACGGTCTTCTTTAGTTTGCCCAAACGGAGTGTTGTTTGTTTTCTGTAACTGCTTGTTTAAAAATGCACCAAATAAATTGTCATAAGTATTATCATAGCTAAGAAACATTAAACCTTGCAATATATTACGTTGATAAACTCTAGCTGGTAAAAATTCTTGAACTGGACTACTTCCCAATGGTTGTAATGAACCACTTTTTCCTGCAAGAATTCCTGTACGATTTAAGCGTATTTCATAAGGTATTTTGCTAGTTTCGCTCTCTAAAAATACTATAATCTCCTTGACAAACTGCTTTAAAGCTAGATTAACTGCGGCAGCAGCATCAGCAGGTATTTTGCTAACCTCTGACAAATCTGGTTTAATAATATTACTTAAGGTTATTCTAAGTGCTCTTATATTTAGCGGTATAAAGTGCAGTCGTTTAGTGTTTAAAACACCTCTCTCTTCTGCTGCACTAATTCGTGCTAAACTTTGAGCAATTTCACCTTTTACGTCTTTTCTACCTTTTCTACCTGCTGCCATTATGCATAATCCGCAACGTATTGATCAAGTATACGCTTGATATGTGCTGGAAAATTGCTAGTAGCTATATACTGTATTTGCGTTACATTTGGTGTAACATCACGGTTTACGTGCACAGCACTGTTATTTTTACTATAATATTCTATTAAGTCTAGCACTGCTAATTTAAGATCTGGGGGCGTGCCATCAGGGTAACCTGCTTGGTACTCTACCTGGAAACCGTTAATTAGCTTGTTCCAATTAGTACCCATAGGTATTGCCTTAATAGTATTTCCAACGAGTACCCAGCTTTCATATCTTGCAAGTGGTTGATAGGTTTGACCATAGTCTGTACTATAGGTAAAATCAAGTATTTCTATTATTGGTGTTTCAGTTAATATTAACTCACTATAACCACCCTCAAATATTTCTAGTTTAGGGTCGAAGATGTGATCTATAAATGTTCTGCGGCAATAAGTTTTTACTAGCTGACTAACCATAGGAATTAACAAGTCTATTTCTTTATCCTTGTTGATTGTAGTAATACCCATGTAATCTTTATATTCATTTCTAGTAATTAGATCGGCCATATAAAAACTCCTTGTGCTTCCAAAACCACAGGGCTTTGGAAGCAGGACTCGTAAGAGTCCTGCCTATATAACTAATTAAGCAACATAACGAACTGTTACTGCACCTTCTCCATCAACTGTTGATAGTTGTGTCATACCAATACGCAAGCTTGCAACTAGTACGCTGCGCTGATTTACTACTTCATCATCGCTGTCTAGTCGCATACCACGATGCTGTCCTACTAGGAAGTTACGTGGATTAAAGATTACAGCTGCTGCTGCACCAACAGCTGTGCTAGCTGGGAAGCTTGGGCTAACTAATACTGGTGTATTGCCAACACTACCAATCTGACCTGTTAAAATTGTGGCAGCTGGACCAACTTTGTCAACTGTTAAAAAGTTAGTATCTTCTAATAGTTCATAATAACCAGTAGTTGTTACAAGAATGAGTAGCTCACTAGGATTTAATCCCCAAGCACCTAATGCCTTACGTGCTTCCATAATTTTTGCTACAGTAAGTTTAGCAGATGCACCAACGCTAAGTGTAACGTTTGGAGTACCACCAGCTGGATCATAAGTAGCTAGACCTTTGATTGGAGATAGTGTTGCGACATTAGCTGCTACAGTACCACCAACACCTGCACCAACTAACATTGCTTTATCTAATGATTTAGCCATACGACGACTTAGTGCATCACGTACTAGTGGTAGTACTGGTATTAGGCTATCTTCATCTTCTTCAAAAGCAATATACTCTTTTGTTGCTAGTTTGTAAGCTGTTAGTATAACTTCTTTTAGAGCATGACTCTGAACTGTAGCACCACTACTAGCATTTGCATTATAGTTTGCTGATTCTGCAACACCAGCAGTTACTGATCCAATTACCCAATCAGCTGTATCATTAGTGTCTGGGTTTACTGGAATACGCATAACTGGATTACTCATAGCAGTACTACGAACTGTACCAGCCACAACTAGTTGACGACGCATCTCGCTTTCTAGTGTTGTGCTGATTTCCATTTCCCACAGCTCGCCCAGGCTGTTAGTAGTAGGCATACGTGCAGTACCACCAAAACTAGCAGCTTTTTCTAGCAATTGCTTACCAAACTTGGTATCTTGCATTGATCTGCGTAGGATTTTGCTAACTAAAACGGCTTTTTCCTTATCAGCGTAACTGATTTCTGGACTACTTGGCTCGGCAAATTGCATACGACTACGCTGTATTGCCTCTAGTTCACCACTTTTATTTTGTAGTGCTTCTAGCTCCTTAGCCTTTTCCTTGATAGCAGCCTCAAGACCCTCAAGAGCTGTTCTGTGCTCTGTGGCTTGATCGTCTAGGCGCTTTTCAATATCGCTGAGTAGGCGTTCTGCACCTGTATCAACTGTTTGTACTACGGGTGTTTGTGGAGTAACTGCACTTACAGCAGCCTTAATTTTGGCCTGTAGTGCTTCTTCTTCTCGAACTTTACGCTGTGCTTCTTCAGCAGCTTTTGTTTGTGCTTCTAGTACAGCCTTAGCAGTTTGCTCAGCAGCTTTAGCAGCAGCATCTGCTAGTAACTTTTCTAACTCTTTTGGATCCATGTCCCATTCCTCTTTTGTTGTGCTTTTTGCTGCTTTTGGTGTATCAAGCTTTTTAGCTGATTCCACTGGCGCTGTTGCAAATTGCTGTTTATATAACTCAAACTCTTGGGCATTGTCAAATGCCTTGGCTAAACTAAATAGTGTGTTTTGATTAGCTGGTATTGAAACTACACTAATTTCATGTAACTCCAATTCTTTGATAAGAAAAGACTCTGAGGCGCTGTCATAATCAGCATCACGAACTCTAAATCCTACACTAAACGCGCTTAAGATACCCTTTTTAATCAGCTTGTAAACATCACCTACTTCCTGAGGAATCTGGGCACGCACCCATAATCCTTGGTCAGTAACTTTATGTTCTACCATCTTGCCAATAGGCATTTGATGGTTGTGATAGGCTAGTATAATTGGATTTTTAAGGTAATTACTTAACCCCTCATTCCATGCCTTCATAGGAATAACATCACCTTGTCTATCACGGTCTACTGTGCTAGCATATCCTTCAATATAAATGCTATCTTCAGACTCATTACTAGCGGTAAACTTGCTGCTTAAATAGAGTAATTTATCGATTTTTTTAGTCATATTACTCCCTTGTAGTACTAGGCCTACCACCTAAAGATGGGTTGGCTGCTGAACCTGCTATATTAGCAGGTATTCTTATTGTATCCTGGCCATCAAGTTTAGGATACCGTAATTCTTGTCTAGCTTCATTTGGTGTAATAATTCCACCATTAACTAGTGTGCTGTGATACTTTGCTGTTTCACCTACATCTGGCTGTAACGCACTAACACTGCTGGTTACTGCTTCTACATCATATCCAAAATATCGCTCCAAGCTAGAAATATACAATCTAACAATTGGCAATATTGTTTCTAGGTAAAATAAGCGCAGATTAGGAGCAATGTTAGCATTGTTACCTCCCATCAACAATACAGGTGGAACACCTATATTAGTCATTATACGCTCGGTATGTGTACGTATAGCTACATCAAAGTCTAGGTCACTAAACTTTTGATCTTGTAGTTTATATGGCTTTAGTCCACTGTCAAGTATAATTGGTCTGCGTCCGCCATTTTTAGCATTATATCGCTGCTGCCAGTAGGCTAGTGTTTTTTCCTTAGCCTGCGGACTTAGGGTATTCTCACTGGTGAGTACCAGTCCAAAAATTGTGCCATTTTCAAAAAATTGCTGCTGAAACTCCTGCATGCAGTAGAGTATATTAATATTGTCTAGGCATGATTCAAGTCGGCTAGATCCGCGATAGATGCTCGTACTTGACACATCTTTAAAGTAAAAAACATCTTGCTCTGAAAAAGTTACGCCGCTATTATACTTGTAGCCACGAATAAAAGTTCTAGGGTCTGTTAGTATATCAACATTGTCTGCTGGCAGGTGGTACATAAATGTACCATCAAAATGTACAAATGCATTTCCGTCTAGTAAGAGGTCTTTAAACAGCTCACGACGAAAATCTTGTGCCGACTGATAGGGGTTTGGACGAAAGTTTAGTAGTGTGTTTAATGTTTTTTGACGTATACCGTTAACTACACCATCATGTATTTTATCTTTAATATCATAGTCTAGTGAACTACACGCACTAACTACCATATTAACTGCTCTGTTTACGCTGTCAATATTACGAAAAGCGTTTCTATAAGTTACAATGCGCTGTGTACTTTGTACACTACTACCTTCATCAGTTGCTATTGCTGGTTGAGCTGGATTTAGTTTTTCACGAATCCAACTGCGAAATTTGTTTAGTGCCACCGCCGCCTCCTGTAAATTCGCTAAACAGACCGGACTGGGGTACGCTACCTCGATAATTACTCAAACCGCTCTTATGTTTTTCCTGCTGTAATTGTATCCAGTGTTGTTGTTTAGCAACCGAGCTAGGTAACGGACTTTTACCGTAGATTCCGTGCAGTTGTACATGATGTCTATTACATAGTGTATAGACTAAATCATATATCTGTTCACGGTGACTGCTAATAAACTCGTCACGAACACTAAGTATGCCCTCATCAGTACTAACATCATAACCATGCTTTTTTGCCCAGATCTCTAGTAGGTGGGTAATACTATGTAGGTGATGTAATTCTAAGTCTTGAGTACTGTTACATATATAGCAGTGTGATTGTTTTTCATAGGCGCTTTTAGCCTTGTCTCTGATCCACTTAACGGCGATTCTTTTATTGGTATTTATGGCCATAAAATTTTACTATTAGTACATTTTAGCTATTTTATACCAAAAGCACAGTAAAAGTCAACACTATTTTTTTATACCACATAGCTGTATACGGCATACCGTAATGCATCTGCCGTATGACTATGCCGGTCATGTTTAGGGCGTTCACGAACTAATCCCTCACGATCATCCCAACGATATTGATCAATCATAGCTAGTACATGCTTGCAATGTTTAAGCACACGCAGCCTACCTTGCTGTATAATTGTTTGTAGGTAAGCAATACCGGGTAATACATCTTTTTTAGCTTTAGTAGTTGATATATCATAGGTATAGGCAAGATCACTACTAAATTGTGCCGCGGCGCTGTCTATAAAGATTACCTCTGGACTATGCTGGTCAATTATCTTATGAAAATGCTCACTATGCTGCGCAGTGCTACGCTCTGCTTCGCAGTAGTCCTCTACAACCCAATAGTACTCCGTAGCTGGATCGTAAACTACTACAACAAAAGCTGTGGCGTCTCTATAGCCTGGATCACAGCCAGCAAAACACTCGCCGCGTATTGTCTGGGGTAGTTCTTCTAGGATGTATTCCTCTAAGAATCCCTCATAGATCTGACCTAGGTAGCTGGTAAAACTAGCTAAATATTCTTGCTCAAACTCTGCCCTAGGCATTGACCTACGGGCTTCTAGAATATCACTCATACTAATTCGAGTATTTTCCGTATAGTCGGCTTGTATGCTAATCCACTCCTTAAACTCACTATCAAATCCACGGTTATAGAACTCGCTAAACCAGTTTTGACGACCACGTGGCGTTGATATAAATATAGCCTTACTATTAGCTTTGTCTAGTGTAGGGCGCAATGCTACGTTAAAAGCACGTTCACCGTGTTCTGATAGTGCAGCTTCATCAAATATTATAAGATCATAGCTGCGACCTACAGTACTGTCAACTGTGGTAATAGATCCCATACGAATAGTACTACCATTAGCCAATTCAATAACTTTGTCCTTTAAATTATCACGCTCTACTTCTAGGTCAAAGTGTTTAATTAGGCGACGCTGCAGCTCAAAACTAATACTACTTAAACTATAGTTAGGCGATATAATGAGCACATTACAGTGTGGCACTAGTGTAACTAGTTGACCTATAATATTAGCTATATAAGTTTTGCCTAATCGTCTAGCAAGTGCTGCGCAAACAAATCTATACTGTGGACTGTTGACAGCATTGATTAGTGCGATTTGGGGTCTGTTGATAGTTTCATACATTCCCAATAGTTTAAGGTAGTTATCAATAGGCAACTTTATAAATCTGGTACTTGCTGGGTAATCTGCAATTGTTTCACAATCGATATCAGGTCTACTAACCGTTAGCACTAAACATCTCCACTAATTAATTTGTGTATTAGCTGTGAGTACTTAGTGCCATCATCGTTGATCTGCACGTTTACTTGCTTATGTGGTGCACTTTCAGTGCGCAGTTTTTGTAGCTGTATTTCACGGTCTAAGAGGTCCATGCTCATTTTATGGCTCAGGTGTAGAAGATCGGCAATATCTTTTCCTGACCCAACTCCGGCTTCTTCCAACTCCTCAAATTTACGCTTAATTATGGCATCCATGGCACGTCGCATAAGAAAGCGGTTGTTGTAGCCTGTATCAAAAAATACGCGATCAATATAACCACGCACTTCACCGCGAGCTAAAATTTCACATACCCTGTCAAGCGGTAGGTTGAGCTCCTCTGCAACAAGTTTAGAACTATTTGTTGTTAGGTAACAATTAGCTACCTCAAGCGCTTCAGGTGATATATGTAGGGTTTCAGCTGGTAGGTTTGTGCTCATTGAAATCCTACCTAGCCTCAAACCTAAGTTGATCACCTAGTGCGCTGGTTTCTCCTGAACCTAACACACAGCCTAACCCGCCTCGATATTCAACCAAGGTCCAATTGGTCTTTTCATTGTTGAAAAACAACACAGTTTGATTACCCATTTCGTTTGGTCCGCCACGCCAGATTGGTACTTCCCGCCAATCTTTGCCTGTGACCGTGGCCATAATCTGACCAAAATCTCCGCATGGCACTGGTTTATTCATCATGCGTAAATTTGGGGGTTGTGCCCATGATATAAAAGGGAAAATCCCTAAAATGCAGATAAAAATGGTTCTATAATTCATGCATATCCCTTCCAATTTATTAGTTTTGATTATATCATAGCAGTTAATTTTTTTCAAGCCTGGATTTGGCACCCTAAGGTTTTTGAAAATTTTCATTGTAGTACGCGTGCGGGTGGGCCCCTAGGTTATAAGTATTATAACAGTCTCAAAACCGCCCTAGTATATTATAAATTCTATAAATTATAATATAATTTAAATTTTATATTATAATTTATAATATAACTTAAATTTTATATTATAATTTGTAATATAAAATTTATAATATAATATAAAATTTATATTATAAATTATAATTAAAGGTAACCCGACCAATGGTAGCTAGAGCAGATAAGCGGCAGAATTTTTTACTTGACACACTAGCCAAAGCCGCCTATAATTAATACTCGATCAACACAGAGGAGTAACCAAAATGGCAACAGCCAAGCCCCTTAACTATAGCCCTGAACAAACTGCGAAGATTGTATCAGATTATCAAGCTGGTGTAACCGTTGATGCTATTGCAGCAGCGATGGGCAAATCAGTTCGCTCTATTGTAGCTAAACTTTCGCGTGAAAAAGTTTATGTTGCAAAAGAATATAAAACCAAGAATGGTGAGACTCCAGTAAAGAAAGATGTTCATGCTGACTTTATTGGTGCTGCACTCAAACTGTCTGAGAATGATATAGAATCGCTTACTAAAGCGAACAAGAGTGCACTGCGTGCTATCTCGGATTTTATCCGTAACTCTGGCAACTAGGATATAGGGGCACAAGCCCCTATAATTTAATCATGAATAATACAACATTTGCTGCTGATCCAAAAATTGTAACATTTAAGCGGCGCGTTGAGGTTGCCGTTGAAGAACCGTTACAATTTTATGTTGTACCTACTGATTATAAGGGTTTCATGTGGCTAATAAAACACAAAATCCTTGGGCGTAAACTTACTGCACCTAATTATAACAAACAATACAATACACTTACTGGATCGATGCAAGAATAATGTTTCACGTGAAACAATAAATAACCGTACAATAACATGGTTATATATAATATAACCATGGCGCCGATTTTACTATAGTAAAATCTAGCGTGTCAAGACCCTGGGCGACCGTTCGTCGGCTCAAATCAACCATTGGTCAACTGACAGATGGTTGATCTTAGGGGTATCGGCGGCTGTTACCTGTGCGATTTTCGTGTATAATTGCCCTGTGGTTAAGGCAAGGAACAAAGTTATGAAAAGGATAGCAATCTATGACATGGACGGCACAATTGTTTGCTCAATGCACCGGTATCGTACCATTGTTGATAACGGTAATCACCGGATTGACCTCGCCTACTGGCGTGCTAATGAGTATCGTGCATCTAATGACAGTTTGTTACCGTTGGCAGATCAATATAAAACAGATATCAATGACGCAAATTGTGTTGTTGTTCTTGCTACTGCCCGCATTTTGCGTGCCACTGATCGTACATTTATTTATAGTAAACTAGGTAACCCCGATCATATCGTTAGCCGTAATGAAAACGATAATCGTTCTGGCGCTACTCTCAAAATTCAAGGACTAAAACCTATATTCAAATTATATGACGAGTTCGATGATGCTGTATTCTATGAGGACAATGTAGTATATCTTAAAGCAGTATGCGATTATTTTAATATACGCGGTGTATATATTCCAAGCAAACAAGGACATTAGGAGAAATTATGGAAAAGCTATGGGAAATGCAGGACAAACTAGTAGAACTACATGTTGAAATATATGGATTCAAGCCAGTATTTGGAAGGGTTAGGGATTGGAACGATATACATTGGGTTACTAGAATGTATAATAGTTTGCTTGCTGAGTATAACAGTTTGCCAGAGGAATTTGATCTAGTATAGGTCATGTTTCACGTGGAATAGGGTTCCACGTGAAACAATAAATAACGGTACGATAACATGGTTATATATAATATAACCATGGCGCCGATTTTACTATAGTAAAATCTAGCGTGTCAAGGCCTGGACCGACCGTTCGTCGGCTCAAATCGACCGCTGGTCGACTGATGTGTGGCGGCCACTAGCCGATGGATGGTAACAATTGCCTGACATTTTATGCTACACTGGCGATTCACATTCACAAAGGTTATAGATTATGAAACGTCAATATTTTCTAGTTGTAGACACCGAAACAACTACGGATGAGAAAGTTATAGATTTCGCAGCAGTTGTTTGCGATCGTCGTGGTAAAATCTATCACAGTTGTGCGGTTGTGGTCAAAGATGTAGAACTTTCTACACTCTATCACAATACACAATCTGGCTTTTTCAATTCTAGCAATCTTAATCGCCGTATTGCCAAGTATAACGATATGCTTGCCGATGGTCGCCGTATTGTAGCAACCGTTGGTGCAATTAATCGTTGGCTTGATAAATGTGCCAAAAAGTATAACCCTATGCTGACTGCATATAATCTTGCTTTTGATTATGGTAAATGTAACAACACAGGTATCGTACTAGATCAGTTTACTAATCGCTTTTGCTTATGGCACGCTGCTAGTTCTATACTCTGCCATCGCAAACCTTATCTACGCTATGTTCTACAGAACCATCTATTCAATGCTCCTACACCTAAGCACAATATGAGTTTTCGTACTGATGCTGAGGCTGTAGCAGGTTTTATTACAGGTGCACTCATCGATGAACCACATACTGCACTAGAAGATATAACAGGTTTTGAGATTCCAATACTTCTAAAGGTTATATCTGCAAAAGATTGGCAATCTAAAATCTGTGCATATGCTTGGAACAATTTTCAGGTCAGGGATCATTATAATGCTTGATACACTAGGCTGGTTGGGTGGTATGCTACTAGCCTTTAGTGCAGTGCCACAAGCCCTAGAATCGTATAGGTATAAAAACTCCGACGGGTTAACGTGGAGTTTTTTACTACTATGGTTCTGGGGCGAGGTATTAATGCTTATATATCTCATACCAAAACAAGATATAATTCTGATTACAAACTACACTATCAATCTTTTACTTGTAATTATTATTTTGAGGTATAAATTATGGCCGATACGTTAGTAAAAGTAGTTACAGCTACTGCTACTGTACACTGGACTGCTATGCAGAAACTGTGGCCTAAATTGAAAAAGTATAATGTTCCACGGATTAGAGTTAATAATCGCAGGTGGCGTATAGCAGGCATGGCATACTGCATAAAACACGAAGTAGAGTTCTCTAGCAAATTCTTTAACCATTACAAACATGAGATGCTTTGCATAATTATACCTCATGAATTGATACACATTGCAGATTTTATAATGTTCGGCGAAGATAATACTGACAATGGTCACGGTCCTGCATGGCGAAAATTAATGGTAGAGTACGGACTCCTTCCCGATCGTTATCATCACTACTACATAAATAAAAGCGATCCGGTTGTAAAATTACTATAACCCACTATAACAAACTGTTTCACGTGGAACACGGTTCCACGTGAAACAGTAAATAATGGTTATCAATTATATAATTGATAACCATGGCGCCGATTTTACTATAGTAAAATCCAGCGTGTCAAGCCCCTAGGCTGCCGTTTGTCGGCTTCGAGGTGCCGCTGGTCGGTTTATTTTATTGGGTGTAAATGGATGTAGTTATGGCCGTCAGAATAATCGTCAATTATATAATTGATAACCATGGCGCCAAAAATTATACCATAATTTTTGCGAACGTGTCAAGCCCCCGCGGCCGCCGTTGGTCGGGTCAAATCGGCCACTGGTCGGGTGATTTTGCCGCTCGTCGACCTGACAGATGGTAGGCTAAAACCCGCACAGGGGGCAAAATCCGCGTATAATGGGTTCTGTCGCGGGAGACACAGGGTCAAGCCCAAGACAGTTCTAGGAGTTATAGCATGGCAGAAAAAGCCGTCAACTATACGCCTGAGCAGACTGCTAAAATTATAGCAGATTATCAGGCAGGAGTCGCCGTCGATCAAATTGCGGTGGCGTTGGGTAAGTCTGTTCGCTCGATTGTTGCGAAACTTTCGCGTGAGAAAGTTTACGTTGCAAAGCAGTATGTCTCGAAAACTGGTGAGCGGCCAGTTAAAAAAGACGTTACAGCCGATGCAATCGGTGCGATTCTTCGTCTGTCAGAAAATGACATTGAATCGCTTACCAAGGCGAATAAAACCGCTCTCAAGGCGATTTTCAACGCGCTAGCAAATAGCCGTCCGTTGTAAAAACTAGAGCGGGTTAAAAACCCGCTCGTTCTAAACTCTAGAAAGGAAACGATCATGGAAAAGATGACGAAACTTCAAAAAATTAATCGTAAAGATTGGCTCGAATTGGTGCAGGATGCCAACGGCTTTGTTTATTCTAGAAAACCGCACGATGATGAAAACGGATTCTGTCTTGTTGCCGTGCCATGTATGCCACAAGTAGAAGATGCAAAATTTTATGACGTTGCATTTTCGTGGTGTGCCGAAAATGATGTATTTGATCGTAAAATCGGCGAGTACATTGCACTGGAAAGATTCATGCTTTGCGAAACTACTAAAATGCCAGGCTATGTAATAGATAATCTGCTTGAAATGGGATTCGAGGACGATGTAGTACTTTAGACTATAACAGCCCCTAGGGGCTGTTATTTTCGCCATAATGGTTATCAATTATATAATTGATAACCATGGCGCCGATTTTACCACAGTAAAATCTAGCGTGTCAAGCCCTGGAGCCGCCGCCGGTCGGCCCTAAACCGCCGCCGGTCGGTTAATTCTATGGGTATAGTTATGGTTATCAATTATATAATCAATAACAATCATGGCGCCGATTTTACCACATAAAATCGGCGCGTGTCAAGCCTAAAAGCCGCCGTTGGTCGACCCTAAACCGCCGCCGGTCGGATCAAATTGCCGTCTATCGGCTCAAAACCGCCGTTTATCCCGTTATATAATCGATAACAAAGTCGTTATCAGTTATATAATTGAGTAGGACCAGGCGCCAGCCTGCGCCAGTGCAAAAACTCCTCAAATTTTCTTGCGCCAGTGGAAAAACTCCTCAAATTTTCCAGCGCCAGTGGAAAAACTCCCTAAAATTTTTTGTGGTCGGCGCCAACATTATAGTGCTTGGTCAACCATGTTGTCAAGTAAATATTTTTCGGTGTCACGCCTCTGTGACACGGTGTCGCACCTCTGTGACACCGAAAATTTGGGTGGTCGGCGCCAACATTATACCCTAGGTCTCCTACACCTGTCAAGTAAATTTTTCTGACCCTAAACTGTAGCGGCGATAATCACCGCACTTTATACGGTGATTAGTGTGGGCATAAAAAAACCCAGCACAAGGCTGGGCGGATTTCGTTAAATTAACCCAGTTTAGGGTCAGTTAACCTAGTTTCTAACAATTTAAGTACATTTTTGTTTACTTTTTCTAAACTTTCTAGCTGATCGCTGGGCACCCCTAATAGTTGTGCTAGCTTTTCAATCATCTCAAACTTTTTGCGTGGCACCTCACCACGTTTGTTTAGGTAACGCTGTTTGCGGTAGATGCCCATGCTACTGAGCTTGGCAACTATGCTGCGTTCTGGCACCCTAAGCTCCTCGGCAATTTTGCTAACAGAAATTTCTGCTTGGTAGTCTTCTACTATTTTGTCCGTAATTTCTTTAGTATATTTCATAGTATTTGTTTGTTTGACCCTAAACCGTAGCCCAGGGGTAGTTGTAGTATTTTCACTTAATCTTTGTTTGACCCTAAACTAGAGGCCGGGGGTAGTTGTAGTATTTTTACTTAATCTTTGTTTGACCCTAAACCGTAGTCCAGGGGTAGTATTTTCACTTAATCTTTGTTTGACCCTAAACCGTAGCCCAGGGGGTAGTTGTAGTAGTATTTTCTTTGATAGGATCTGGTATAGTTTGCCAGCTAACTAGCGCTCTGGGCATGTGATCCCAGTTATCGCTGTCTAGTATCATGTCGCTGTGTCGTATGCTTGGGTG